AATTTGTTGTTTCTCCTGACAATAGCATGAATGGCTATAATGTAATCAGAAGTAATCAAGTAACAAGTGGTGATTTCTACTTTGGTAATTTTGCAGACCTATTAATTGGTATGTATGGTGGATTAGATATTACTGTTGATCCTTATGCTTTATCAACTTCAGGTGGAGTAAGAATTGTTGCTCTACAAACTGTTGATGTTGCTGTAAGACACGCAGTATCTTTCTGTAAATCATCCGACTAATTAGCTGATGCTTAAATGGAATGGGGGTAGTAATACCCCCAACTTAAATATGAAAAAATATAAAATCTTAACAGATACAATGGCTGGCGGTTCTAAAGTACATGCTGGTGATATAGTTGAACTACCTGAGCATGAAGGTCATGCTTTATGTGGTTATGGCAAAGCTGAAGTTCATACAGCTAAACCTAAAGCTGAAAAACAAGATAGAAGCGTAGGTTTAGAAACTTCAAAAGTAAAAGCTCCTAAAACTAGAGCTAAAAAATAAATCATGCCTTTAGAGAGTGCATTAGATTTTAACGCCTATGTTGATACAACAACAGGTCATGGTGTTACTGCTACTTTCTTTGACGTTACCGCTTTATGGGATACCTTACCATTAATAGATACCCTTGCTGATATTGATTCAGGATTATCTATAAGTGTAGATACTATTATTGACCAAGAATATTTTAATATAGAAGGTGGAACTGTTCCTGTTGCTGGTTATCAACCAAGAGCAATTTTAAAATTTTCAAATGATTTCAGCATATCTCAAAACAATAAATTGATTGTTGATGCAATAACAACCGACCAAGGTAGTGTTTTAAAGCCTGAAACAACCTTTTTAATAAAAACAGTAGAGCCTGATAATACGGGTTTGATTTCAGTAGTATTAGAGGAGCAATAATGTCTCAATTTAGATTAGAAACTGAATTAGATATGGCTGGATATTTAGATATTAATTTTGGTCATGGTGTTTCTGCTGTTTATACAAACAATGGTACTTCTACAACAATTAATGTGATTCTAAATAATGAATATGTAGAACAAGAAGAAGGTATTGGTGTAGAAGCATTAAAACCAATAGCCTATTGCAGAACCATAGATGTACCAAATATTGCATTTGGAAATAGATTAGATATATCTGCAATAAAAGATACAAATGGTAATATACTCAAAGCAGCACAAAGTTATACTGTTGTTAATATACAAGCAGATAGAACAGGTTTTAGTGCATTAATGTTAGAGGAAATATAATGGCAAATCACATAAGACAACAAATAAGAGAAAAGTTTGGAACTACCTTAACTGGTTTAACTACAACTGGTTCAAGAGTTTATGAGTCTAGGGTTTATCCATTAGAAACAGTACCAGCATTAGTTATCTATACTAAGTCAGAAACATCTGAACCAATAGTTATAGGTACTGATAGAGTTATGAGTAGAGAATTGTCAGTGGTAGTAGAAGGATATGCAAAAGCTACTAGTGACTTTGATGATACTATTGATACAATATCAAAAGAAGTTGAAGAAGCAATAGCAGCAGATAGAACTTTAGATGGATTAGCTAAAGATTGCTATTTAGAATCAACAGAAATAGAGTTTAACGGAGAGGGAGAAAAACCACTGGGTTATGTATCTCTCACATTTTTAACTAACTATTATGTCAAGGAAACTAATCCTGACGTAGCAGTTTAACAGGAGACAAATTATGAAAATGATTAGTCCAAATGGTAAGGTTTCTATAAAAGCTCACCCTTCTAAGGTTGAGTCTTTATTGAATATGGGTTGGAAAGAGGAAGCAGTCCATTCGCAAGATAAAATTAAATCTTCTTCTAAGAAAAAGTCGAAAGACGAGGTAGAAAATGGCAACACATAAAGGAAGTGAAGGAACTGTAAAAGTCGGTTCTAATGCTGTAGCTGAAATTAGATCATACTCACTTGAGGAAACTGCTGATACTTTAGAAGATACTTCAATGGGTGATTCTGCTAGAACTTATAAATCATCATTGACTTCTTTCTCAGGAAGTATAGATGTATTTTGGGATGAGACTGATACTAGTGGTCAGGGTGCTTTAACCATTGGTTCAGAAGTAACTCTTAATGTATATCCTGAAGGAGACGCATCAGGTGATACTTATTATGCTGGTTCAGCTATTGTTACTGGTGTAACAAGAAGTGGATCATTTGATGGTCTAGTTGAAGCTAGTGTTTCAGTTCAAGGAACTGGTGCATTAACACAAACTACAGTATAAGAAAATGTCAGTTATAGATAACGCAAAGAAGCATTTTGATAGCCTAGAAACTAGAATTATAGAAGTCCCTGAATGGGGTGAGGATGAAGATAGTCCTTTAAAGATTTATTGCAAACCAATAACTCTTTCAGAGACTTCTAAATTTATGAAACTAGCTCAAGATGATGACGTACAGCTTTTAGCTTATGTTTTAATTTATAAAGCATTAGATGAAGCTGGAGAAAAGTTATTTACTATCGCTGATAAGAAAACCTTATTGGAGAGGGTTGATAGAGATGTATTAATAAGAGTTTCTAGTGAAATGATGAATAATGTTTCGCAGGAAGAAGTTAAAAAAAAGTAATTGAAGATAAGCAGCTATACATAAAATATGCACTAGCTGAAAAACTAAACAAAACTTTAGCTGAAATTGAAGAAATGACAGTTGAGGAGTTTCAAGGATGGTTAGCTTATCTTGAAATAAAGGAAGAAAAGAATGGCAGCTCTAACTAAGTCAGATATTCATTTTAATTTTATTGGAAATGATAAATCTGCTAAAGCGGTTAATAGTTTTAAGAAAAACATTAATAGTACGAATCAGGCTTTAGCAAGTCTGAGAAATACTATTGTTGCTGCTTTTAGTGTTAGAGAAATAGTTAATGCTGCTAACGTCATGATAGGCGTTGAAAATAGAATGAATGCCTTAACTGGTAGTGCTGAAAAAACTGCAATAGCTATGGATCACATGAGAAGAATTGCATCTGATTCAAGATCAGATTTTGATGCAGTTGCTATGTTATATACTAGACTTGCACTAGCCACAGATCATTTAGGTGCAACGCAAAAAGATGTTGCTGATGCTACGCAAACAGTGGCAAATACCTTTATTATTGCTGGTTCTCATGCTCAAGAGGCAAATAACTCTGCTAGACAGTTAGCACAGGGTTTAGCCTCAGGTGCTTTAAGAGGTGATGAGCTTAGGTCAGTAATGGAAAACAACACAATTCTTACCAAGATGTTAGCCGAAGGTTTGGGTAAAACTATTGGTGAGCTTAGAGAGTTTGGTCATGCTGGAAAATTAACAGCCGAAGTTGTAATGCCAATTCTTATTGCTGGCATGAAAGAAACTAATGAGCAAATTAAAGAGATGCCCATGACACTAGGTCAGGCTGGTGTAGCTTTAAGAAATAACTTTCAATTTATTGTTGGTGATGTGCAAAAAGCCACTAATGGTTTTTCAACTTTTGCTTCTGTAGTAAATAAATTTGCAGAAAACTTGGACTTTATATTAATTCCAGTTTTGGCTGGTACGCTTTTAGCTGTAAATAAATTGAGATTAGGTTTTGTTGCACTAAATGCAACAATGAGAGCAAATCCAGTTATTGCTTTAATAAGCGGTTTTGCTGCTGTACTCTCTGCTGCTTATATATTTAGAAATGAAATAGGCACAGTTTTTCAAGAAGTCTTTAAAAGAATGCTGCCAAATATGATTGACAGATTCAAAATTAAATTTAAAGAACTGCAAAAAATGATTAGTTTCAAAGAAAAAGACAAAGAGCTTGATGCAGAAATAGCTGCTTTAGGTAAAAAAATAGAAAAGAGAACTAATGCAGTTTTTAAAAAAATAAAAATACCTTCTTTTATGGATTTATTACTTGGCAGAGATCCTAATGCAAAAGGCGATGAAGGTGGAACAGGGTTTACACCATTAACAGCACTAGAACAATTCTTAATGGATGCTGAAAGAGGTTATAAAGATTTCTTTACTAATATCAAAACCATGCAAGAAGAAATGCAGGGTGTGTTTAAAAAGTCATACGATGGATTAACTCAGTTGACTATGGATTTCTTAGAAAAAGGAAAAGCATCATTTAAAGATTATGCTACATCTATAGTAAGAGAGTTAATTAGAATAGCAGTACAAAAATTAGTAATAGATAAAATGTTTGCATCATTTGGTAGTTTTTTTAAACCCAAAATAGATACATCAGGTTTAAGCATACCTACAACAATACCATCAAACGAAGGCGGTGGTTTTACAGGTATGGGTGCAAGAGCAGGCGGTATAGATGGTAGAGGTGGATTCCCTGCAATACTACATCCTAATGAAACTGTTATCGACCATACTAAAGGTCAAGGTATGGGAGCTACAGTCAACTTTAATATTTCAACAGTAGATGCTGCTGGATTTGATCAATTACTAGCATCAAGAAAAGGATTGATAACATCAATCATAAACAATGCCATGAATAATCAAGGCAAAATGGGAGTCGTATAATGTCAGGACAATTTCCAACATCTCCCAATTTTAGAAGTTTAAATTTTAAAGATAATAGACCTACTTTATTGAATCAAACCTTATCAGGTAAAAGACAAGTCAGACAAATAGGTAGCCAATATTTTTCTTTTACAGTGCAAATGCCACCTTTACAACAAGAAAAGGCTCAAGAAGTATTTGCATTTTTACAAAAACAAAAAGGTTCTTTTGGGGACTTTACTATACAAGCACCATTAGATAATTTAGGTGCAAGCAAAGATGAGACAGATATTTTAACCACAAATACATTTGCAGTAGGAAATACCCAAATTGCTGCTGATGGATTTTCACAAACAACAGGAGCTTTAAAGGCTGGAGATTTGATTAAATTTGCAAATCATTCTAAAGTTTATATGATTGCAGAAGATGCTAACGCATCAGGCGGTGCTGCAACAGTAACTATATCACCACCACTTGTAGCATCTCTAGCAAACAACGAATCAATTACTGTTAATAAACCTAGCTTTACTGTTTATCTTGAGTCTAATGAAATTATGTATTCAACAGATGCTAGTGGTTTCTATAACATTTCATTTGATGTTAGAGAGGTTATAACCTAATGCCTAGAAGTTTATCTTCTGCTTTACAAACTCAAGTATCAGCAGAAGCAACAAAGATGGCATTTTTAGTTGAACTTAATTTATCTTCAACTATTAGATTAACTGATTGGTATACTAATGTAACCTATGATTCAAACACTTATGAAGCTGGTGGTTCTTTCTTAACAGTCGATTCAACAACTGAAACAGGTCAATTACAAGTTAATGAAATTAATATAGGTTTCTCTAATATCACCGACCAAGTCAGGTCTTTAGTACAAGATGGTTCTTTTACAGATAAAACAGTAGATATTTATTTAGCTTATTTTTCAGGCGAAACTATTATAGGTGCAATAAATTATTTTACTGGACAAATTAGAAATATTGCAATTGCAGAAAGCATAAATGAATCTACATTATCTATGACTGTTGCAAGTCATTGGGCAAATTGGAATTTAACTAAGGGTAGACATTTCTCTGAAGATTCACAACAAGCATTTAGTTCAGGCGATAGAGGTATGGAATTTGCTACTCAAGTAAAATCAGATGTAAGGTGGGGTGTCTAAATGCTTGATAAAGTATTTCAGTTTTTTAGATGGGCTAAAGCTACATACGAAGCAAGTGAAGTATTAAAAACAATAGTTAATATTGTTAATTTAGCAACACTAGTAGTAGGTGTAAAAGGCTACATGCAAGCTAGACAGATGATGGCTAAAGGTCAAGACATCTTAGCTAACAAAACTTCTGCTGGTGGTAAGATTCCTGTTATATATGGTACAAGAAGGGTTGGAGCACAAGTTGTGTATATGGATGTGTCTGATAACGATTCAAGGCACTTGTTTGTAGTTTATGCTTTATCAGTAGGTGAATGTGATGAAATACTTGGTAGAACTATTGAATTAGATGGTAATCCATTAACAGACCCTAAAAGATTTAAATATGGTAGTTATATTGGTTCTGATAGAAATGGTGAAAGTGGATACTCAGGTCATAGAGCTTTAAATAGTGCTTCTCAAGTAGGTTCAACTATTAGTGCTGGTGCTGGTGGATTTGGTACTAGTCCAACATCAAGATATAGAATTACATTTAACTTGCATCATGGAGCATCATCACAAACAGCAGACCCAATGCTGGTTGCATCTATGCCTAATTGGACTTCAGCACATAGGTTAGATGGTGTTTGTTACATTTCAGCACACTATAAGTTTGATACTGAGGGAATGTTCAGAGGTGTACCACAACTAACAGTACAAGTTAAAGGTAAAAGAATTTATGACCCTAGAAGTGGTGAAACAGCATATACAGATAGTACAGGCAAAGTTATAGGAAATAATCCAGCTTTATGTTTCCTCGATTTTATTCGTGACAATGATTACGGCAAGGGATTAACAAACTCACAAATTAATTTTACCACTTTTGGTACAGCAGCTACTATTTGCGAGACATTAGTAGACCAACCATATTTTAATGGTTCAGCACAATCACTTACATGGAGTGCAAATAGTGGCGATAACTTTTTTACTATTAGTGGTGCTTCTGCAAATACTCAATGGTGGCAAAATAAAGTTAGTGACATTATAGATTTATACGATGCTAGTAGCACTAAAGTTCTTGATGGTGTAGAGATTACAGATGTTAAAACTAATCAGTTTTATGATACGTCTCAAGAGTGGATTGTTTATGTAAACGATTATTTTACTAGCAATTATTCAGGTGTTGTTGGTACTGAATTAGGTAAAGTTAAAAGATTTCATTGTAATGGTTATTTAGATACTAATAAAAATGTAATGGATAATGCTAAAGAGCTTCTTGCTAATATGAGAGGTATTTTTCTTTATATAAATGGTCAATACGAATTACAAATAGAAGATACAGGCTCATCAACATTTACAATAACTGATGAACATATTATTGCTGATGTTGGTATATCAGTTGATTATGGTAAAAAAGATAATAAAGCAAATAAAGTTATTGTTGAATTTTTTAATGCCAATAAAAACTATGAACTAGATACAGCAATTGTTTTACATGATGCATCTCCTGAATATTATTCAGATGATGGCGATGAAATATTAGAAGTTAAGGCTGAATTTCCTTGGATTACAAATCCATATATTGCTTACAACATGGGTAAAGCAATTCTTACAAGAAGTAGAAATCAAACAACTATGCAGTTTTTAGGAACTCCTGAAATGTATAAACTTAATGTAGGAGATATAGTAACACTATCATATACGCCATTAGGATTCTCAGGTAAGTTTTGCAGGGTTGAAGCATTAGAATTACAGCCTAATGGATTAGTAGCAGTTAGTTTAATTGAATACTTTGATGTATATACATGGGAAGTTCCAGCTCAAGAACCAGTTGAAGATAAATCAAATCCACCTTCAGCTTACGCAGTTAAACCGCCAACAAATTTATCTTTTACTGATACTTTGTCAAGTTCAACAGGTAGACCTTTTTTAACATGGGATTTACCAACTGATTTTCCCGATTATCAATACAGGGTAAATATTGTTGATGATGAAACAACGCCTAATCAAGTAATGAATAGATTGGTAGATATTAATAATTGTGATTTAAAATTCTTACCAGTTGGCTCATATACAGCAAGCGTTACTTCTTTAAATGTATTAGGTTCAGAATCAGATGCAGCCACCCTACCATTTACTATAGTCAATGAACCTGTAGGTGGTATTGATATTCAGGCAAATACTATACAAGCAAGCAAGATTATTACTACTAATTTATTTTTACCTACTAATGGCGGTGAAAAAACAGGTACTACTTTAGGCTATTGGAATGAAAACGATTTTAATTATCGCCATGTAGCAGAAATAGGATCAGAAGCAGGTTTTTATACTGGCTATGTAAGAGTATACAAAGGCTCTTTTGCTGGACAAGTTAAAAATATAAGTTTTCTAGTGTCAGATGGCACTTATGGTTCAGGAGCTGGTTACGATGTTAATACAGTAGTTTCATTTTATGATGTTACTAAAATTACAGAAAGTGCTTCTCATGCTATTTACGTTTCTACAGATTTAGTATATTTAACTGGTGGATGGATTAGTGGAAGTAGATTAACTACATCAAAAGATAGTGGGAATATTCCTATAGCTTTTCGATATACAGGCACAGGTACATTAAACTTTTTTATATATGCAGAAGGTGATAGTAATACACAATATATTGGTGGATGTGATGTTAGATTGGTTAAATTTAGTACATAGGAGATAAAAATGCCATGGAATGATAATGTTTCAGATGTTCATACTTTTTCAACTGAGGTTACAGTTAAAAATATTTATGCAAAACCAATAGAGGAAGGCGGTAAAAGTATTGTATATAACATTCATTACAGATTGGTAGGTACTGATAATGATGGTAGTGGTAATACTTATACATTAGAAGATGAAATGATTTGTTTTAATCCCTCTCAAATTAACACATCTAATGAATCTTTTATTGATATAGATGAAGTAACAAATGAAATAGCAGAGGATTGGATTAATAGCTTTTATGAAAGTAATGACAATATTAATTATGCATTTACAAATTTATTATATGGTGCTCCTAATCCTACTGAAACTGAATGAATAAAAAAATGATTTACTAATGAAAAAGAATTTATAAATATTTAAGATAGGTATAAAATTAATACAAAAGAGATTTTAATATGGCACAACACGATTACAACATAGCAAACCAAACAGGTGCAAACTTTAGAGCAGATTTAAACAATGCTTTATCTGCTATTGCAACTACAAACAGTGGAGCAACAGAACCATCAACTACATTTGCCCATCAATTATGGGTAGATACATCAAGCAGTGTATTAAAGATTAGAAACGCTGCTGATAATGCTTGGGTTACTACAGGTGTTAGTATTACTGCATCTAATACATTTACAGGCAATTTGACAGGTGATGTCACTGGTAACTTAACAGGTAATGTTACTGGTAATGTAACTGGAGACTTAACAGGTAATGCTGATTCTGCTGATACCCTAAGTACAGCTAGAACTATATCTTTATCAGGTGATGTTGTGGGATCAGTATCTTTTGATGGTAGTGCTAATGTTGATATAGATACAGTTGTGCAAATTAATTCTATTACTTTAGGAACTGATACAACTGGTGATTATGTTGAATCTATGTCAGGTGGAACTGGTGTAACAGTAACAGGTGGAACTGGTGAAGGTTCTACTCCTAGTATTGCTATAGGACAAGCTGTAGCTACAACTGATGATGTTACTTTTAATTTAATTACTGCAACAGATGAATTTGTTGGTGATATTGATGGTGCTGTTAGATTTACAGCAAAAGCAGATGTAGCATTATCTAAAGGTGATGTTGTTTATGTGTCAGGTGTTTCAGGAAATACAACTACAGTAGGTAAAGCAAAGGCTGATGATGCTTCTAAAATGCCTGCATTTGGTATGGCAATAGAAGATGCTAATGCTAATAACAATCTACAAATAGTTACTTTTGGTAATTTAACATCTATTGATACTTCTAATGAATCAGTTGGTGAAATACTTTATGTATCTACAACAGCAGGTGAATATACAACTACAGCTCCAAGTGGAGAATCAGCACAAATACAAAACATAGGTAAAGTATTAAGAAGTCATGCTGTTAATGGTTCTATTAAAGTAGGTGGTGCTGGAAGAAGCAACGCTACTCCTAACTTAGATAATGGCAAGATATTTATAGGTAATGGCTCTAATCAAGCGGTTACATCAACACTTGATACTTCTATAGTTGTTGAGAATACAAACTTATATTATACGCAAGCTAGATTTGATTCTGCATTTACAGCTAAATCAACAAGCGATTTATCAGAAGGCACAAATTTATATTACACAACGACAAGATTTGATTCTGCATTTGGTAATAAAACAACTGCTGATTTAACTGAAAACACAAATTTATACTATACAGATACAAGAGCAAATTCAGCTATTGATGCTAGAGTTACTAAATCATTTGTTGATGCATTAGGAATACAAGCAACAAGCGTTAGTGCTAATTCTGTTGCATTAGGAACTGATACAACAGGTAACTATGTTCAAACAATTACAGGAACTGCTAATAAGATTACAGTGTCAGGAAGTGGTAGTGAGTCTGCAGACATAACACTAACACTACCTGATGATGTTCAGATTGCAGACAGCTTAACAGTTGCAGGTAATCTTACTGTTAATGGAACTCTTACATCTCTTGATACAACAAACCTAGATATAGAAGATAACTTATTCCAGCTTAATGCAGGATTAACAGGTAGTCCTGTAAATGATTCAGGTATGCTTATAAATAGAGGTAATCAAGATAATGGTATCTTTATGTGGGATGAGTCTGCTGATAAATTTACAATGGGTCTTACTACAGCAGATGGTACTTCAACAGGAAATATAACACTTAATTCACTTGGTACTTTGGTTGTTAATGTTGAAGGTAATGTTACAGGTAATGTAACTGGACAAGTATCAGATATATCTAATTTTACGACTGCAAACCTAACTGAAAATACCAACCTTTATTATACAGATGCAAGAGCAAGAGCTGCTATTTCTGCAACAGGTGATATTTCTTACAATAGCACAACTGGTGTTATTAGTTTTAGTGCTGGTACGCCAGTAACAAGTGTAAATACTCAAACTGGTGTTGTTGTTTTAGATACAGATGACATTTCAGAAGGATCAACAAACCAATATTTTACAACTGGAAGAGCAAGAACTTCTATTTCTGCAAGTGGAGATATTGCTTACAATAGCACCACTGGTGTTATTAGTTTTACTGCTGGTACTTCACCAGTAACTAGTGTTAATACACAAACAGGAGCAGTTGTTCTTGACTCAGATGATATTGCAGAAGGTTCTACAAATATTTATTACACAAATAATAGAGCAGATGCAAGGGTTAATTTACAAACAGGAGCTAATTTAGATTTAAGTTCTAAGTCTACATCTGATTTATCTGAAGGGACAAATTTATATCATACTACCGAAAGAGTACAAGATGTTGTAGCTGGTCAGTTTGTAACGAATGGCTCACATACTGGTATTTCATTTGTTTATGATGATGCTGGTGATGGTGCAATAGATGCAACAGTATCTTTATCATCTTTCTCAACATCAGATTTATCTGAAGGCACCAACCTTTATTATACCGATGCAAGATTTGATACTAGATTGGGAACTAAATCTACCTCAGACCTTAGTGAAGGCTCTAACCTTTATTACACTGATGCAAGAGTACAAGCTGTTTCTATTAACAATGTTGTAGAAGATACAACTCCACAATTAGGTGGTGATTTAGCATCTAATGGTAATATGATTCGGTTTGGAGATAGTTCTAGTGCTACTGATGATAGATTAAAGTTTGGTGTTAGTAATGATTTACAGATTTATCATGATGGTTCTAATAGTTATATAGATGAAGTTGGAACAGGTAATTTGCATATAAGAGGAAGTAATCAATTATTACTACAAAATAATGATGGAACAAAAAATTTCGTAGTAGGTAATAATAGTGATGGTTGGGTAAAACTTTATTATGATAATACAGAAAAATTAGCTACAAGTAGCACTGGAGTAGATATTACAGGAACTTTGATAGTTGATACTACTATTAATGTTAATGATGCTACAGGCTATGGAAATATTGAATTAGGTGGTGCAAGTGGTGGATATGTAGATTTTAAAACTCCTTTTAATGATGACTTTGATGCAAGAATATTTTATGGTGGCACTAACTTTCAGATTACAACTAATGCTGACCAGCCAATATTGTTAAGGCATAATAATTCTACAAGACTAGCCACAACCTCTTCAGGCATAGACGTAACTGGTACAGTTGAACTTGATAATCTTACAGTTGCAGGTTCACAAGGTACTGATGGTCAAGTTCTTACCTCTACAGGAAGTGGCATTGCTTGGGAAGATGCTACTGGTACTGGAACAACTATTAACAATAATGCTAACAACAGAGTTATTACAGGTAGTGATACTGCTGATACTTTAGAAGCTGAAAGTGGTCTTACTTATGATGGTTCTAATTTAGGTGTAACAGGAACAGTTAATAGTATGACTATTGCTGCTAGTGGCTTTACTTGCCCAACAAGTCAAAACTTTGTAATTAATTCACCTAATGCATTAAGAATAAATATTGATTCTAATAATGATGGTACAGCAGAAGCATTTACTATAGGACATAATCAAGATACTGCAGCTAACACTAATGTTTTATTCAATATTACAGAAAGTGGAACTACAACTTTAAATAGTAAACTGGACTTAAATTTTGAAAAACAATTAGTAGCAGGAATACCAACAAATAATATATCTGTAACTGATACAACATCTTTAGCTGCTGGTGTTGGTGGTGCAATTAATTTTAGTGGTGTTTATCAAACAGGTGGTAGTACAACAGCTTTTGCTTCTATAGAAGCTAGTAAAGAAACAGCAACTCATAATGAATATGGTGGTGCTTTAGTATTTAAAACTAGACAAGATCAAGGCTCACAAAATGAGCATATGAGAATAACGTCAACTGGTGCTGTTATTGTTGGTGGTACATCACCTCTTGGTTCAGCTACATTTACAGTAGATAGTGATAGTGCTGCTATTGCTGTTTTTGATGGTTCTTCAGCAAGTGGTGGCTACTTACAATTTAGAAATAATAATACAGCAAAAGGTGTATTAGGTTTTGGTTCTAATGCAGGTGCTTCGTCTGTTAATAATATGATTTTGGGTACAAATACAGGAAGTCTACAAATTAATGTTCCTGAAACAGCAGGAGCAGCAATAAAGCTAGAGTTTGGAAATAACGACAACACTACTAGGCGAACAGTTCAAGCATACAAAGACAATTTTGAACCTGCTGCTGCTGATACGGGGGTTGTTGGTTTAGGAAGTCCAACAAGTAAATGGAAAGACCTATATCTTTCAGGTGGTGCTTATCTAGGCGGAACAGCAGCAGGAAACAAACTTGAAGATTATGAAGAAGGTACTTGGACTCCAAGCATTACTTTTGGTCAAAGTTCAACAGGCATTACCCATAATGTACAAAATGGAAAATATGTAAAAATAGGAAGTGCTGTATATGTTTCATGTCATTGTAGTTTAAGTAGCAAAGGAACTGCTGCTGGTATTGCTGATATAAATGGACTTCCATTTACTATAAATCAACAAGCATTTGGTGCTTTTCAACCCATAGGTGATAGACAAGGATTAAGTACAGCAGGTGTTCCAGTTAATTTATATTTGGCTGCTGGTAATGCATATGCTCGTTTATATAAAAATGGTTTTACGGGCACTGGTAATAGCACTGTTACAAATGCTAATTTCACAAATACAACAGATATAGATGTCAATTTTGTGTATTACACGGATTCATAATAACTAATATACCTAGTGGATTCTAGGTACGGACATAGGAGAAAATAGAATGGCAATAACAAAAGAAATAATAGAAGATAAAATAGAAGTTGTAGGAGACTACAAAACTATACAAGTGAGAACAGCTACAGTCATCAAAGAAGATGGCGTAGAACTATCAAGATCTTTTCATAGACACGCATTAGATTGTGTAAGTTCTGTTCAAGATGAAGATGGTAACTGGACTCATGCAGATACAGATGTATCAGAAGAAAGTTTTAATGTTCAAGGCATAGCTGCTACTGTTTGGACTAATGAAATTAAAGAAGCTAAAAAAGCAGCTAATGAATTAGCAACACCATAACAGGAGAATAATATGAATTTTATATTAGAAACAATTACAACAGTAACTTATATTGTAACAACTGCATCAATCATAGCTGCTTGTACCCCTAACAAAATTGATGATGGTTGGATTAATAAACTATTTAGCTACATAGATATATTAGCTTTAAATTTTAAAATTAAAATAACCAAAAGAGAAGCATAGAAAATGAACTGGAATTGCAAAACAATAGAAGTATATAATCAAGAACACAATGGACATACTGGTGTTATATGGAATGTGCATTGGAAAGTAACAAAAGAAGATGGAGATTATTTAGCATCATCTTATGGTACACAAACCTTAAACACTGAAGAAATAAGCAATTTCATTCCTTTAGATTCTGTAACTTCTGCTGATGTAGAAGCATGGGTTATTAGTGCTATGGGTGAAGAGGTACTTGCTGAAATAGAAGCGAATTTAGATGCACAAATAGAAGAACAAAAAAATCCTGTATCTGATTTAATAACACTAGATTCTTAGTATATAATTTAATTTTAATAAACTTATAGGAGAGTTACATGAGTAAAGAAGAGAATAAGATGGAAAATCAAGAACCAGTAATAATTACATATAATGGCACAGAGTACAGAGCTTCTGATCTAAACGAAGAACAAATGGCTTTGGCTGGAAAATTAAATATTGTTGGTAAGAAACTAGCTAGACTTCAAGAAGCATACGATGATTATGTTATTACTAATGAATACAAGAACTTAGTAATCCAATCATTTGATAGAGCTATCAATCCTGAAGAGGTCGAGGTAGTAGAGGAAGAATAATGCCTAGAGTCACCGCACAAGATATCGGAGTTGAATTAGAAAAACACGAAATCCAATGCGGTGAAAGATGGACTCAAAACTGGAATAGACTAAAAAAGATAGAAGAACAAGTTAAAGATTTAGATGGTAAAACCGAAGCTAAACTTAACAAAATCGACTGGTCTATTAAAGGTGGTTTGGGTGCAGTGATATTAATACTATTAAGTGGCATTATCACCTTGATTATTAAACTATGATAGATAAACTTATCCAACCTGTTGGTGACATATTAGATAAATTTGTTGCCGATAAAGACTTAAAAATAAAACTATCTCATGAACTTGAGAAAGAGATAATTTCGTTAAACAAAGCACAATTAGAAGTAAATGCAGTTGAAGCAAAACACAATAACATATTCGTTTCAGGTTGGAGGCCTTTTATCGGTTGGTGCTGCGGTCTATCACTCGCTTATCATTTTATTTTAGAACCTATCATTCAATACATTCTTATAGTCAATGCAATTCAATTTGAAACGCCTGAGTTTGACTTTAGCCAATTATCTACAATCGTTATGGCAATGCTTGGCTTATCCTCGCTTAGAACCTACGAAAAAACAAAAAAATAATATGTACGACAACATAAAAGAAATGCTAATTAAGAATGAAGGGTTGATGTGTACTCCTTATCATTGTAGTGCTAATAAATTATCAATAGGTGTGGGCAGGAATCTCGAAGCAAATGGTATATCAGAAGATGAAGCTATGTATTTACTTGAGAATGATATTAAAAGAGTTGTAGATAATTTAGATAAAGTATGGAAAGTATGGAGAGGTTTTCCACCACTTGCTCAAGAAGTATGTATAGACTGTGCCTTCCAAATTGGTATCACTGGATGGATGAATTTTCGAAGAACAAGAGCTTTGATGGAAATGGGAGCATGGCTAGAAGCCTCAGAAGAAATTTTAAGGAGCAAGTACCACGAACAAACCCCTGCAAGATGTGCTAGAAATTCTAGAAAACTAGCCTTATGTCAAAATGCCAAGAAAGACATCAGACCAACATCAAGCTAATTCTAGACTTGGTGCATTAGGAGAATCACTGGTTCAAACATTTCTGCTTGAGTATGCAGACTTTTGTTTCCCCACCCAAGAAAAACATCCAGCAGACCTATGTATGGAGCTGAATAATTCAATGTATACAATTCAAGTAAAGAGCAGGCGAGCTACTAAAGAAAAGAAGTTTGTCTTTGCTGCTGAGAACTCAAGATCAATGTCTGATACTTATAAGAACTATAGTTGCGACATCTTAGCTTTTGTATTTTTCTTTGATGACCAAAAAAGAATTATGTTTAAGGCAAATACTTCTTCACAAAATTATTTCACCTTTGATAAAAAAATCATTACCGACAATATGGAACTAGACTCACTTCAAGAAACTCTTAATTCTCTTAATTCTGTTCCTGTTTTAAATTCAATAATTTAATCCTTGCATATTATATAAATATAATTTAATATATTTATATTAATTAAATGGAGGAGTTAATTATGATAGAAAAAATACAAGCATTAGTGTTGTTAAGTGCTATGGCATATCTTTGTTATGGTGCTGCATTAATTATCAAAGACAGGAATAACAAATGAGAGAAATAACATTAAACGAAGTTGGTAAAGTAAAACCTTTGATCTTAGCTAAAAGGCAAATAAGAGGTTACTACAGAGATGTCTTCACTGGAGAGAATAAAGTTCAAGTAGATGAAAGAGAATATATAGTCAGAGATTCCTTGACTGAGATAGCTTATCTAATGGGAGCTAATACATGAAGATTGAATCACTAAAGAACTTTGAGTCAGAACAAAAAGGACAAGCACTTATCTACAAAGATATACCTAATGAAGATTACCATGCTGGCGTAGGTATAAGCAGTAGTTATATTAGAAGATTTGGTCAATCGCAATTACACGCAGTTAATCATAAATCTGAATCTACTCCTGCACTAAAGTTTGGCACAGCAGCTCATTCTTTATTAGTAGAAGGTAAAGAGGCTTTTGATAAAGAAGTCAGAATTGTTACAGGCTCTCCTTACACCAAAGCCTTTAAAGAAGAGAAGGCTGAGTTTGAAGCATTGGGTTATATAGTCTTAAAAGAAGATGATGCAAATATGATCTTTGAGATGAAGGCAAATATGATTTACGAAGGTAATGCTTACTTAAATGCAAAAGGCAAATTAGCTGAAGCAAGTATCTACTGGTATGAAGATGATGTGCTATGCAAATGTAGACCTGATTTAATGTGTCCGCCACTAGATAAACCTAATTCAGATAATGAAATAGTAATAGTAGATTACAAGACTACAATATCTTGCGAACCTTATGCTTTTAATAAGTCAGTCAAAAAGTATGGCTACGACTTACAAGCATCATTCTATAGAAGAGGGTTACAGATGGCTGGATATGATGTGACAGACTTTGTTTTTATAGCACAAGAAAAAACACAACCTTATGCTTCTAAGGTGTTTAGAATTACTAAAGAGCAAATGGATTATGGTTGGACAATGATGGAGAATTATTTGGAAGAGTATAAGGAATATCAAAAAGGTAAACCTTTAAGTATTTACAATAGTCCTAATGTTGTGGATTTGGTGTTGTGAAAAATAGAAACCTAAATAACCATGATAACTGGGCAACGCCTAAAGAATTTTATGATGAATTAAATAAAGAATTTAATTTTGATTTTGATCCTTGTCCTTTGTTTGCAGACTTTGATGGATTAAAAATTGACTGGGGTAAAAGTAACTTTATCAATCCACCTTACAGCAGAAAGCTAAAAGATTCATTTGTAAAAAAAGCTATCAAAGAAGCAAAAAAAGGTAAATTATGTGTATTGTTGTTACCAGTAAGTACCAGCACTATTTTGTTTCACGACTACATCCAGCCCAATGCAGAAGAGATAAGGTTTGTAAGAGGTAGGATTAAATTTATAGGTATTAACACTTTTGGAGAAGAGGTAAGCAATAAAGCTGGTATGCACGATTCTATGATAGTGGTATTGAAAAAGGGCAAATAGATATATGAGAGTATTAAGTATTTGGAGAGTTTATCCTTTGCCCTTGAACCTAGTATACAGTTTTTGGAGAAGTAGGTAATAAAGTTCTAGCTTTATTATCAAATAAATATTAATATAAAAAAGGAGAGTCATAATGGACGAAAAAACAAAAAAAGCACTTTGGATATCGGAAGATTTACATAAAGAGATCAAGATATTTGCAATCAAAAATAACATGAATATTGAATCAGCTAGTCAGATGATACTGAAGCTAGGCATGTGTTCTTACAAAGCGGAGAAGAAGAATGGGTCAAAATAGTAAAGCGGTATCAAAGCGTAGAGAAGAGTTAGAAGCTGAGAGATTAGATAATTCAATCAAGATGTATTACTTTCAGAAAGGAGCTGGAGAGCACTATAGGGAAATACAATATGAAAGTGGAAGAGTGGTAAGGACTGATTTCAATGATTGAGTGGATTCTATATTTTATTGGTGCAGTGTTTGGCTTAGTGGCTATAGGTGCTGTTATCAGCGTTATAGCAGCAATATATATTTTTAATGAGTTAGATTAATGGTAAACAGCAGAAACAAAGGTGCAGCGTTTGAGAGGGTCATAGTCAATAAGATTAATAACATTCTTGAATCAAAAGGACTAGATACAAGAGTTAAAAGAAACTTAGATCAATATCAAACAAAAGGCATGGCTGATATTTACTGGGATAAGTTTGCCATTGAATGTAAAAGATATAAGGCTGGTGGTAAAAAGACCATGTATAAGAATGAGTGGTGGCAACAGGCAGTTGAGAGTGCTGGAGATAATTTAATACCTTTGCTAATTTTTAAATATGATAGAAGAGAACCTATGTGTGTGATACCTCTTTACTTGGTAACAAGTGTAGAGACTGCAAATTGGCAATGCACATACTTATGTCCACTATCAGAAATATGCAAAAGGTTAGATGAAATCTTACAAAAAGCGAATGGATTTAAATAGCTACTTGCTTCAGGAAGATTTTGAAGAGTTTTGTAGGGCAGCCTACGAAAGAATCCAAATTGCTTGCGATGTCTTTGGCATTGTAAATGATGAGGATTACTTCAGTTTCAAGGAGCGTAATTATACGAAACTTGAGACTGATTATTTAAACAGTATTGATAGAACAATACATTAACCATAGGAGAGTATTATGGATATATTAGGCGGAATGAGAAATTCCAGCGATAGTCAGCAAGTTTATCTTGCTTTTAAAACAGCCGATCAACAATTTTTTGTTAATGGGCAAACAGCAATCGATTTTAAATACTTGCAGTTAGACCCTGCAACATTTAAAAGTGGTTGGGGTAGGTATGCTGGTGAGTATCAGTATCAATGGGATGCTAAGTTTGGAGAAGCAAGCCCTAAACCTTCTGATGATTGGAAAAGAGCATTTAGTTGCTGTGTTATGCCACATGGACATGACCATGCACTTATTTGGAGTAGATTCACTTTTGCTGAATCAAGTGCCTTTAATAAGATACTAAGTAGCTTTTGGAATCAAATGGATGCAAATAGTGATTCCTTACCTGTAGTTGAGTATAAAGGCTCAAAAGAAATACAGGTTGGGATAGGAAGGTCATCAGAATTATCTTTTGAGTTTTCTAAGTTTGCACCTAGATTTGCTAACTTTGATATACCAGCATTTTATGACAAGGATGATGATGCTGTTGCGGACACATTTAAGAGTCCTAATGATGGTCTTGCTGATAAAGTTCAGGAGATGGTTGATAAGAATGAATTATCTGATGATGATATTCCATTCTGATGCAACAGATAGATTGGATAAGAATAGCACCTGACGTTGCCAAGCAACTACTAGGAGAACCCACTAAAACCTCATCTAACGAGCTTAGATGGGGTAATAAGGGGTCTATGGCTCTTAATCTATCAGAGGGGACTTTTTACGATCACGAAGAAGGAGTCGGCGGGGGAGTAATAGATTTAATTAAACATCTTAATGAAGATGTCAACACAGTTTTAAAACAGTTTGGTTATGACTTAGCACTACATTCAAATGACTCCTTATTAAGTGGTTTCAACCCCCCTAAAATTGAAGCCACAAGTAGTGCTAGGTCATTCACTAGAGAGCAAATGATTGATTTGTATAAACAGTCAATCGTTAGCCTTAAGTATACTGATAATTTTATGGTTCTCAGATTCCCTGAAGGTCATGCCATTAAACAGAAATATGCACCATTTACATTAGATGCTAATGGTTTATGGGACTTAAAACGCCCTGACAGCCCTCTTATGCCAATTTATTATACAGACAAGTACCCAAAGAAGCCTATTGTGTTAAATGAAGGTGAGAAGGCTCTAAGAGGCTGTGAGGCAATAATTGGAGATAAGTTAGATTCTTGTACTTGGCATGGTGGAGTCAATAGTTGGAAGAAGGCAGATTGGAAACCTATATTAAAAAGAGAAGTATGGATATTTCCTGATAATGATAAAGCAGGCAAGGAATGTGCTGATCAATTAGCAGAACACCTAAGAAAAGAAGGTTGTAGAAATATTAGAATCATACAGCCACCTGAAGATTTTAATGAAAAGGATGATCTTTATGATGCTTATGAGAGGGGTTATTTTAAATCAGCAGATGAATTTATTAGCTTTGTTGATAAACAAAAAGTTAAGCTACCTAAGGGTGCTTTACGTTTTGATAGAGCCGATTATGTTCTATCGCAGGTAACGAACCCTGATTGGCTTATAACCGAGGTATTTGAACGTAATCGTTTAATAACAGTATTCGGTGCTCCCAAATCAGGCAAATCGTTTATTGCGATAGCCATGGCTTGTGCTGTAGCAAAAGGAACTCCTTTCTATGGTCATGAAGCAAAAAAAGCACCTGTAGTCTATCTTGCAGGGGAGGGAGTGAGTGGAATTAAGCGAAGGCTCGCTGTATTCCACCAAAGCAAATATGGTGGTAGCTTAGAGGGTGCACCTTTATTTTTATCTAATAGAGGTTCAAGGATTAATGAAGCAGAAGAGTATGAGAAGCTAGAAACTGAAATTAACTTGCTTAAAAAAGAAGTAGGGCAAATCGGTTTAATTATCTTCGATACGTTTCAAAGAAATTTCTCAGGCGATGAAAATTCTGCTCAAGAGGTTAATAAGTTTGTCAAAGCTGCTGATCAGTTGATTCATGACTTTGATTGTACTGTATTGCTTGTTCATCATACTGGTAGAGGAAATAAAGGAAGAGCTAGAGGTAGTTCTGTTCTTGATGCTTCTATTGATGGTGAGTTTATGGTTGAGAGAAAAGATAATACTGTTGATGGTGAGAAGCAAATGTTTGTCAAGATGAAACAAACCAAAAATAAAGATGGAATGGGAATGACTGACAAGAGCTTTATTTTCCATGAGGAGACTGTTATTGGTGAGGGTCTCAATGTGACTTCAGGATTATTAATTGAGACTGATCTTGATGATTCTGATGATGATATACAAGATGCGGTAAACGAAGCAGAAGATAAAAAGATATCTTCTCTTATGTATTTTCTAGCAAAAGATAAGCCAAAACCTGAAGAAGAATGGTTTACAGCAGATGATTTTGGTCATCAAGCGGTATATAACACTAGTGGTAATGAAATTAATCGTGATGCTATCAATAGATCATTTAAAAGATTAGAAAAAGCTGGTGTTGTTATACATGCTAAAAGAGACAAAAACACTGTAAGAAAGCAGGGTTATAGACTATCTGAGTTTAGATTATATGATGATTATGAGTTAAATAATGAATAGAGTGTGCGAGTGTGTGTGCAAGTGTGTGTGTGTGTATTGATACATTATTTGAGTGTGTGTGTGTGTAGTAGTCCGTAGGACTACACACATGCACACTTAAATGTATACGCACAAGGAGATAAATATATGAATACTTATTTAAATGAATCTTTAAAAGATAAATTAAAAGAACTAAGAATCTATGAGCTAGAGACTAAAGTTAAATGGGGTAATCGTAGAAGGATATTTAAAATGGTGGGTGTTGATTTTGAGATTAAGTTTCTTAAAGGTGAGCAAATACTAAAAACATCTTTACAAGATGATCCACCTAAAAAGCAAATCGCTATGGTTGAAATGATGATAAGAGCTTATGAGCAGTTAAATATCAAATGTGAAGAAAGTGGATATATTATGATTCAACCAAATGCAAAATGCTTTACGTTTGATAGAAAGACTGCTTTGGTATGTGATACTGATGATGATAAGCCTGTATTAGAATTAATACATAAAGATGAAAAAGATATTATGATATTCAGTATAGAAGAATTATTAAGATGTTTGCCCAATGATTTTATGAGAGCAAAAGAACTTTTAAGCAAATTAGATAAATCGGTCAATTTTCAAAGAGTCGATTATGTCTAAGTGGCATGGTGGCAAAGGGTCTAAACGTAGACCTGAAGACTCTAAGAAGTTAGATGCAAATTGGAAAAAGGTCTTTGGCAAAAAGAAAAAGGAGAAAAAAGATGCCGATAAAACTAAAACCTAGTGCCAAGATCAGAGATAGGGCTACAGGTAAAACAACAACAGAACATTACTATCTAAAGTGTATGACACTTTCAGAGCTTAATGATTACATTGAATCACCAAGTGCTAAGAAAAAAGTCATACAAAAATGTAAGAATGAAATAATTAGGAGGCAAATATGAATTGTTGGCATTGTGCAACTAAATTAATTTGGGGTGGAGATCATGATATTGGAGATGAAAACGAAGAATTTGATATTGTTACGAATCTATCATGCCCCAAATGTGAGGCTTATGTAGAAGTATATTTACCAAAAGGAGAGGCAAATGAGTGATTTAGTAAACAAACCACCACATTACAATAAAGGCAAATTTGAATGTATAGACTATATAAAGCAACAGTTGGGTGCAAATTTCCCTTCATATCTAGAAGGTAATGCAATTAAATACTTACATAGACATAAATATAAAGACTCTAACATTCAAGACTTAGAGAAAAGTATTTGGTATATTAATAAATTAAAAGAACATTACGAGAACTTATAATGAGTAATAAACCGCAAATTGATGTTTCACAATTAAAAAGGCAAATCGATAAAGGCAAATCGCTGAATGAGGTTGTGATGTCTTTAGGTAAAAGCAAATCGACTATTCTCAAAGTGGCTAATGAGAATGGTTTGAAGTTTGATAAAAAAAGCCCATGGGCAAATTTATAATTAAGGCAAATTTAGTATTGATGCAAATTTACTTTTAAGGCAAATTTAGTATTAAGGCAAATATGGATATACAAGTAAAAACTGATCTCAAGAAACTGCAAAAGAAAATGGACGTTTTGCAACATAAGACTTTTAACAAAGTTCTTAGCGAAGGCATGAATTATACTGGTGCTAAAGTTGTCAATGCTCATAGAGAGATGCTTCTAAGAAAACTAGAGAAACCTAGAAAAACATCTATAACTGCTATTGTCATGTCTCAGTTTGCTAAACCTAATAAGAGAGGTCTAAAGGTTACAGTTAGGGTTAAGAGTTATGCTACAAAGTTCTTGTATTATATCTATACTGGAGAAAACGAACCTGCTAGAAGTCAAAGTTATCCATCACCTACTGATGATGCTATGGGTAGAAGAAATCAGTTCGGTAACATTGTTACTCAAAGAGGTATATTAAAAAGACTAGATAAGACTAAAGAATCTCAAAGAAAAGGCTCACGTTTTATAGGCGTACCTAAAGGTAAGGGATCAAAAGTCTATGGTATATGGGAAAGGCAAGGTAGAAAAGGTAGAGGTGGCTTAGACTTGCTTGTAGCCTTTACACCATTTATTAGGCATAGAAAGTTTATTGATTGGTTTAAGTTATCTCAAAAGGTAGTACAAAATAACTTTTATAAAGAAGTGAATAAACAATTTGCTAGAAGAGTTAAACAAGTTCTAAGATAAAGGCAAATTTACCATAGAGGCAAATTTACCTTTACCGCAAATTTAGTCTTCCTCTCCTATTATTTCTAAAATTACTTTTTGAACTCTTTGAGCCTCATAAACCTCATGCCCTAAAAACGATATATAACCATAATCAGGTTCAGGGTCTTTGCGAAACTCCAACAATTCAGTATCAAACCTATCTAGCCTCTCGTTAAAGATGCTATCAACTTCATACTGTATGCTTTTAAGTTTTTCTATTATTTGTTTTTTAGTTAGATTCATGTTTACTCCTTATATAAAACATTCTGTGACTGTTTCCGCTTCTTTTTTTGATATATCGGTAAGCGTTGAGCCGATCAAAATTAAAGCCAATTGCTTTCTTTTGTATTCAGGCAAATTTAATAATTCTCTTGCTATCTCTGAAAGTTCTAGGCT